ATGCTGGGCGGGCGGGGTGCGGGCAAGACCTTCGCCGGCGCCGGCTGGGTGACCGATCAGGCTGCCCGGCCGTGCCGGATGGCCCTGGTCGGGCCGACCTTCCACGACGTGCGCGAGGTGATGATCGAGGGGCCGTCCGGGCTGCGCGCCCTGGCCCAGGCGGGCAACCGCGTGCGCTGGGAGGGCTCGCGTCGGCGGCTGGTCTGGGACACGGGCGCGGAGGCCTACGCCTTCTCGGCGGAAGACCCCGACAGCCTGCGCGGACCGCAGTTCCACGCCGCCTGGGCCGACGAGTTCTGCGCCTGGCCCAAGGCGGCGCAGACCCTGGCCATGCTGCGGTTCGGACTGCGGCTGGGCGAGGATCCCAGGCTCGTGGTGACCACCACGCCGCGTCCGACCCGGGCGCTGAAGGTCCTGATGGCCGAGCCGGGCGTGGCGACCACGCGGGCGGGCACGGCGGCCAACGCCGGCAACCTGGCGCCCCGGTTCCTGGAGACGCTGGAGGCGCTGTACGGCGGCACGCGGCTGGCGGCGCAGGAGCTGGAGGGGATCGTCGTCGAGACCGACGGCGGCCTCTTCCGGGCCGAGGACCTGGCGCGGTGTCGCGGCGCGCCGCCGGCCAGGTTCGACCGGGTGGTTGTGGCGGTCGACCCGCCGGCCACCGCGCGCGGCGACGCCTGCGGGGTGGTGGTGGCCGGACGCCGCGACGGCCGCGCCTACGTGCTGGCCGACCGCACGGCGCGCGGCCTGTCGCCCAACGGCTGGGCCAGCCTGGCCGTCGCGGCGGCCGTGGATTTCGACGCCGACGCGCTGGTGGCCGAGGCCAACTAGGGCGGCGACATGGTGCGCAGCGTGCTGGCCCAGGCCGCCCCGCCGTGTCCGATCAAGCTGGTGCGGGCGTCGGTGGGCAAGCGGGCGCGGGCCGAGCCGGTGGCGGCCCTCTACGAGCAGGGCCGCATCGTCCACTGCGGCGCCTTCCCGGCGCTGGAGGAGGAGCTGATGGGCCTGGGCGATGGCGATCTGGGCCACAGCCCCGACCGGGCGGATGCACTGGTCTGGGCGCTGAGCGAGCTGATGCTGGGCGGGGGACGGGAGCCGCGGCTTAGGGTGGTGTGAGCGCCCTTCGGGCGACCCCCTCAGTCGCTCCGCGACAGCTCCCCCAGAGGGGGAGCATCTGGGCGCGACAGATCCTCCCCCTCTGGGGGAGGTGGCCCGGAGGGCCGGAGGGGGCCGGCGCAGGCGAGGATCGTCGCGAGGGCGTCGTCGACCGAGGCCAGCACTTCGGCGGCGGGAATACGAAGGGTCCGGATGCCGCGTGAAGCGAACCAGGCGTCACGCCTGGCGTCGCGATACGGCCGATCCTCGGTGTCATGGGCGTAGCCGTCGACCTCGACCGCCAGCTTCAGCGTGTCGCAGTAGAAATCGAGCACGTAGGGCCCGACGGGGTGCTGCTTGCGAAAGTGCAGGCCTTCGAGGCGACGCGCCTTGAGGCCGATCCACAGCAGGACCTCCGGCAGGCTCATCGTGCGCCGCAGGGCCTTGGCGTTTCGACGGGTGCGCTTGGGCGCGTCCACCGGGGTCCCCCTCCGTCGGCTTCGCCGACACCTCCCCCAGAGGGGGAGGATCTTGATACATCGTTCTTCATTTGTTCTCAACCTTCACGGGAGCGGGCATGCCTCTCTTCGCGCGCCGGCGTGCGCCGGAAATCAAGGATTCGCGGGCCGCCAGGCTGGTGGCGCTGAGCAGCGGCGGGCGGCCGCAGTGGACGCCGAGGGACTATGGCGCCCTGGCCAGCGAGGGGTTCGCCAAGAACCCGGTGGCCTATCGCTGCGTGCGGATGATCGCCGAGGCCGCGGCGGCCGTGCCGCTGGCGGTGTTTCATGACGGCAGGCGCAGCGATGAGCATCCGCTGGCGCGGCTGCTGGCCCGGCCCAATCCCGAGCAGGGCGGGCCCGACCTGATGGAGGCGTTCTTCGGGCACCTGCAGGTGGCGGGCAACGGCTATCTGGAGGCGGCCGGCGAAGGGCCTTCCGAGCTCTACGCCCTGCGGCCCGACCGGATGGCGGTGGTGCCTGGGCCGCGGGGCTGGCCGGCGGCCTACGACTACCAGGCCGGCGGGCGCACCGCGCGGATCGGGCGCGACGCCGACGGCTGGCTGCCGGTGCTGCACATCAAGCTGTTCAACCCGACCAGCGACCACTACGGGGCCTCGCCGCTGGAGGCGGCGGCCTTCGCCATCGACGTGCACAACGCCTCGGGGGCGTGGAACAAGGCCCTGCTCGACAACGCCGCGCGGCCGTCGGGGGCGCTGGTCTATGGCGGGCGCGACGGAGACCGGCTCAGCGAGGAGCAGTTCGAGCGGCTGAAGGCCGAGCTGGCGGGCGCCCACGCCGGCGCCGACAACGCCGGCCGGCCGCTCTTGCTGGAGGGCGGGCTGGAGTGGAAGCCGATGTCGCTGACGCCGGCGGACCTTGATTTCGTCGAGGGCAAGCATGCGGCGGCGCGCGAGATCGCCCTGGCCTTCGGGGTTCCGCCGCAGCTGCTGGGGATCCCCGGCGACAACACCTACGCCAACTATCGCGAGGCCAACGGGGCGTTCTGGCGCCACACCGTCGCGCCCCTGGCCGAGCGGGCGGCGCGGGCGATCACCGCCTGGCTGGAACCGAAGTTCCCCGGCGCGCGGGTCGGCTGCGACCTCGACGCCGTGCCGGCGCTAAGCGCCGAGCGGGACGCGCTGTGGGCGCGGCTGCAGGCGGCGAGCTTCCTGACCGACGAGGAGCGCAGGCGGCTGGCGGGGCTGGAGCTTTGATCTGCCGAGGCCGCGCTGGCGCGCGGCCCCCTCCGGCCCTCCGGGCCACCTCCCCCAGAGGGGGAGGATCCATTCACGCAGATGCTCCCCCTCTGGGGGAGCTGTCGGCGAAGCCGACTGAGGGGGTTTCATGACCACGACGAACCGCTGGCGGCTGGACCGCCAGATCTCGGCGGCCGTGCTGGTGGCGGTGACGCTGCAGGCGGCCGCGGCGCTGATGTGGGCCGGGCGGGCCAGCGCGCGGATCGACGACCTGACGCGGCGCCTCGACGCCCAGGCCCCGGTGGCCGAGCGGCTGGCCAGGCTGGAGACCCAGGCCGAGGCGACGCGCGCGGCGCTGGTGCGCATCGAGGCCAAGCTGGAGGGGGCCGGCCGATGAGCGATCTGCGCATCGAGGGCTACGCCTCGCTGTTCTGGACCCGCGACCTCAACGACGACGTCACCGCCGCCGGGGCCTTCAGGCAAAGCCTGGAGGCCGGGCCGATCCGCATGCTGCACCAGCACGACGAGGCCGAGCCCGTGGGCGTGTGGGACGAGGCCTTCGAGGACGCGCGCGGCCTATTCGTCCGTGGGCGGATCATCACCGCGACGCCGCGCGGACGGCTGGTGGCGGCGCTGGTCTCGGCCGGCGCGCTGGACGGGCTGTCGATCGGCTTTCGGCAGGTCAAGGCGCGGCGTGACGGGGCCTTGCGGGTGCTGACCCGCGTCGACCTCTGGGAGGTGTCGATCGTGACCTTCCCGATGCTGCCGCAGGCCCGGCTGGCGGTGGTCGACTGAAGTTTCCCTTCTCCCCTTGCGGGAGAAGGTGGCCGCGAAAGCGGCCGGATGAGGGGTCTCGCCGGAGATTCCGCGCAACCCCTCATCCTCCCACCGGCCTGCGGCCGGCGGGCCCCTCCTTCTCCCGCAAGGGGAGAAGGTAATCCGTGATGGAGAACTCCATGAAGGAAACCAAACAGGTCCCGGCCTCGCCGGAGGCCCGCTCGGCGTTGGCGCAGGTGCTGGCGGCGTTCGAGGGCTTCAAGGCCGCCAACGACCAGCGGCTGGCGGCGATCGAGGGCAAGAGCGCCGACGTGCTGCTGGAGGAGAAGGTGTCGCGCATCGACGCGGCGCTGAACGCCGCCCAGGACCGGCTGGATCGCGTGCTGGCCGACAGCCGCCGTCCGGCGCTCTGCGGCGAGGCGCCGGCCGCGCGGGTGGACGAGCGCAAGGCCGCCTTCGAGCGCTATGTGAAGACCGGCGAGACGGCCGGTCTTGTCGGGGGTCTGCTGGAGGCCAAGGGGCTGTCGGAGGGCGTGGCCACGGCCGGCGGCTATGTGGCGCCGCCGGAGCTGGAGCGGCAGATCCTGCGCCGCCTGGCCGCCACCAGCCCGATGCGCGAGATCTGCCAGGTGCGCACGATCGGCGCGGGCACGTTCCGCAAGCCGGTGTCGCCGACGGGGCTGGCGGCGGCCTGGGTGGCCGAGACCGCCGCGCGTCCGGAGACGACGGCGCCGAGCCTGGACGTCATCGACTTCCCGGCCGGCGAGCTCTACGCCAGCCCGGCCGCCACCCAGGCGCTGCTGGACGACGCCTATGTCAGCATCGACGAGTGGCTGGCCGAGGAGGTGCAGGACGCCTTCGCCGCCCAGGAGACGGCGGCCTTCGTGGCCGGCGACGGGGTCAACAAGCCCAAGGGCCTTCTGGCCTACACCGCCGCGCCGGACGCGTCGTACACGTGGGGCCAGCTGGGCTACGTGGCCACCGGCGTGGCCGGGAACTGGCCGGCCAGCAACCCGACCGACAAGCTGATCGACCTGATCTACTCGGCCAAGGCCCAGTACCGCCAGAACGGCCGCTTCGTGCTGAACCGCCGCACGGTCAGCGCGGTGCGCAAGTTCAAGGACGCGCAGGGCAACTACATCTGGAACGCGGCCCTGCAGCCGGGGCAGTCGGCTTCCCTGCTCGGCTTTCCGGTGTCCGAGATCGAGGCCATGCCCGATGTCGGGGCCAATGCGCTGGCGGTGGCCTTCGGCGACTTCGAGAAGGGCTACCTGATCGTCGACCGCGCGGGGGTGCGGGTGCTGCGCGACCCCTATTCGGCCAAGCCGCACGTGCTGTTCTACACCACCAAGCGCGTGGGCGGCGGCGTGCAGAACTTCGACGCGGTGAAGCTGCTGAAGTTCGCGGCGAGTTGATGTGAACTCTCCTCCGGCCCTCTGGGAACCTCCCCCCGTGGGGGAGGCGGCCCGGAGGGCCGGAGGGGGGACGTTTTCAGCTGTCGTGGGGCGGGCCGGTTTCGCGAGGTCTCCCCCCACCGATCGCTGCGCGATCGCCTCCCCCACGGGGGGAGGTTCCTGAAGGCCGCCCCACCGGGCGCCTCTTTCCAACCATCGGAAACATCCCCATGCCCAATTCGGTGACCTTGGCGCAGGCCAAGGCGTTCCTGCGCGCGAGCGGCGAGGACGAGCTGGTGGCGCTGCTGGTCGACGCCGCCGAGGCGCGGGTCGGGCAGGCGGCGGGCGTCGTGCTGAGCGCGGCCAGTCCCGCGCCGCTGCGCCTGGCCGTGCTGGCCCTGGCCTGCCACGCCTATGAGCATCGGCACGACGGCAAGCCGCCGCCGCTGTCGCTGGTCGAGCCGTGGATCGAGCCCTATCGGCAGGCCCGGCTGTGAGCGCCGAGGCCGCCCTGGCCCGGGCCCTGGCCGACCTGCTGGCGGCCGCGCCGGCGGTGTCGGCGATCGTGGGGACGCGGGTGCACGCCGCCCCGCCCCGGATGCTGACCTATCCCTGCGCCAGCATCGGCCGGATCGAGAGCCGGCCCGCCGGCGAGAACGACCTGCTCGAACACGTGGTGACGATCACCTGCGCCTCGCGCTTCGGCGGGCCGGAGGAGGCGCGGGCGATGGTCGCCGCCGCGCGGCTGGCCCTGCACGACGCCCGGCCGCCCGTGGAGGGCCGCGTGCTGGCCTCGCTGAAGGTGCGCTTCTGCGACGTGTTCGCTGGCGCTGACGACGAGCTGACCCTGGGCGTGCTGCGCGTGCGCGCCGTCAGCGAGCCGGCCTGAATTCCAATCATCGAGGAGACCGACCATGGCCGCGCAAGCCGGCAAGGACATGCTGCTGAAGATCGGCGACGGGGGCTCGCCGCAGGCTTTCACGACGGTGGCGGGCCTGCGCGCCCGGACCATCAGCCTGAACGCCAGGACCATCGACGCCACCGACGGCGACAGCGCCGGGCGCTGGCGCGAACTGCTGGCCGGGGCGGGCGTGCGCTCGGCCTCGGTGTCGGGGGCGGGCGTGTTCCGCGACGCGGCCTCGGACGCGATGGTGCGCGACAGTTTCTTTTCGCAGAGCGCCAGGACCTGGCGCCTGGTCATCCCCGACTTCGCCCAGCTGGAGGGGCCGTTCCTGGTCTCGGCGCTGGAATATGCCGGCCAGCACGACGGCGAGGCGGCCTTCGCCCTGACCCTGGCCTCGGCCGGGGCGGTCGGCGTGACGGCGATCTAGGCGAGGACGGCGACATGACGCTTCCCAATCCGGCCAGGGGCGAGGTGACGGCGATGCTGGGCGGGCGCGAGCGGCGCCTGTGCCTGACGCTGGGCGGCCTGGCCAGGATCGAGGGCGCGCTGGGCCTGGCCGACTGGAGCCAGCTGCCGCAGCGGCTGGCGCGGCCTTTGGCGAGCGAGCTGATGGCGGTGCTGGCGGCGCTGGTCGACGACGACCTGGGGCCGCTGGACACCGGCCGGCTGGACCCGCGCGAGGCCGTGGCGGCGGTGGCCCGGGCGCTGGCGGCCGCCGCGTGAGCGCCTGGGACGAGAGGCTGCGGCGGGCGGCGACCGCGTTCGCGGTCCCGCCGGCCGCGTTCTGGCGGCTGTCGCTGAAGGAGTGGCGGGCGCTGGCGGGGGCGCCGGCCTCGCCGGTGCTGGCGCGGCCGGATCTCGCCGCCCTGATGGCGCGGTTTCCCGACGAGGAGGACGAGGACGGATGAGCGGTTTCGACGAGGTGGAGGGCCTGCCGCTGCGCACGGCCGAGGCCGCCGAGGCCCTGGCCGCGCTGGAGGCTCCGGCGCGGGCGGCGGCGCGGTCGATCGAGGACGCCTTCGCCACGGCGGGCGCGGGCCTGGCCCGGTCGCTGGCGCGGGCGGCGGCCGACGGCGAGGTGTCGCTGGCCGAACTGGCGCGGGCGGTGCTGGGCGCGATCTCGGGCGGGGGAGGCGGCGGTTCGGGCGGTGCGGGTGGTCTGGGCGAGGCGCTGGCCAGCGCGCTGTCGTCGGCCTTTTCCGGCGCGCGGGCCGAGGGCGGCCCGGTGACCGGCGGCGGCGCCTATCTGGTGGGCGAGCGCGGGCCGGAGGTGTTCCGCCCGGCCGGGGCGGGCGCGATCGAGCCCCTCGGCGGCGGGATCAATGTGACGGTGCAGGTGGCCGCCGGCGAGGCGGCGGGCCTGGCGCGGTCGGACGCCCAGCTGGCCCAGGCCCTGGCGCGGGCCGTCAGCCTGGGGGCGCGCCGGCTCTAGCCGAAGACGTCGGCCCGGTCCTGCGGCGCGACTTCGCGTGGGCGCGAGGGCAGGCATCCGAGCAGCGCGACCGCGGCGGCCACGAACAGGCCGGCGGCCGTCTTGGCCTGGGTGCTCAGCAGGAGCAGGGCGACATCGTGCCCCCCGTCCGACTGCAGGTACAGGGTCGTGGCGAGGGTGCTGGCCACCGGCGGCAGCGCGGCCAGCCAGGTCGGCCAGCCGGCGTCGCGCAGGCGGCGCACGGCGGCGAGCGCCCAGACCAGCCACAGCATCACCCGCAGCGGCGGATCCGACGACAGATGGCCGGGCGCGAAGGCGATGATGATCGCGGTGGCGGCGAGGTTGGCGCCCAGGACGCCCAGGCTCCAGAGCCAGAACGCCAGCCGCCGGCTGCGGCCGCGAAGATAGGCCATGACCGCCCGGTTCAC